CGCGTTTCTCCCGCATGTCAAGAAAACGTATATAAAGAGGGTAGCCCGTTTCCAGCATTATCGGATCCACCCCCGTTATCTGGAACTCGGCCGCCGCAAGACGGTCACGCAGATGACCTGTACGGCCGGGCACAATTTTATCCGGGCGGAATCTCACCTTAAGTTGTCTTCCTTCCCGGTAAATACCTCTTTCCGCAATATCCAACTGCCGTTGATAAATGGTCTTGAAGTCACGGGACAGGGTTCTTTTGAAGAACTCCTCCCTCACAGGGTTCCATCCGTCACTCATTCCGTACCAAGTTTAAACGACACACTCCAACCGCTGTAATCCGTATAGAATCCTGTTTCCGGGGTAGTGGTCATCCGGTCAAGATTACGCATAAGACAGCACCCCCTGT